CTCCTCTCCTGTCCGATATTGACGGTATCTGCCAGCAACTGGCTGAGACCTACAATAGGGGCAATCGCCCCCGCATCACCGCTTTTGGTGTGCGTAGTGACAGTGAGGTCTACGACCGCTCTCTATCATCCGGTATGCAACAATTCGGCGAACATCGCGGTGTTGGCAACTTAGAGCGTATAGCTCGAGTTGGCGTCACCGCGTCAGTACCTGACTGGGTGATGAAGGACTACAGTAGTCTTGGGGTTACCAACCCCTTTGCTATTGCGTGGGAGCGTGTTGGGTATAGTCACGTCGTCGATTGGATGTTACCGATCGGCGACTGGATTAATACCTGGGACGTCAGTAACTATCTGACGTTCGAGTCGGGGTTTACGACCCGATTTTTGCGCGCCTCGGGCGTCATCACTTCTAGTCCGCCTCCAAAGGCGGCACCGGCAGTGTTGAGGACCGACCTTCCTGGTCGGTTCCGGTTGTGGGAGATGGAGAGGGTCCCTATGGTTTCTTTCCCTAGGGCCTCATTCCCATCCCTTCGCAATCCGCTTAGTCTCGACCACATGGCGCAAGGTCTGGCCATGTTGTCTCAGGTAATCCAGGGGCACAAGCGCCTGGCGTCAAGGGGGCCGGGATAACCCGTACCTCATTCCTTAACTACCAGACAGGACAATTCCATGTCGCTTACGCTTAACACCAAGGTCTATCCGTTCACCGGTTTCATTCAGGGCGCGATTGCTCGCTACCTGAACGCTGGCAGTGGTACCGCCAACGGCTTCCGCACCGCAACTGCGAAGGTGGAAGCTGTAAACTCGAACGGTGATATCAAGGTTCGTTGGAAGCTCCGGCTCCCGACGGTCGTGTCCGAGGCTGAGTGCGCTTGCCCGGGCGGCGTTGTCCGCGAAAACTTCGTTGACATTGTCGCCACGGTTAGTGCTTCAGCCCTGGCTGCCGAGCGTACTGATCTGGCTCTGTCTCTGAAGGACTTGGTGGCATCGCCTGAATTCCAGGCGAGCATTACCAACCTTCAGACGCCCTCTGCCTAACGGCATGGTAGCCAGAACAACTCCCAATCAAAAGACTAAGGAGAATGAGGAATGCAAACACCCTCATTGTGCTCGACGACGACCCTCGCAATACATCTCTTCCATGCCTGCCTGGGGTTGGATTTCCCTAGGCATCCTACTCGAGGCGATATTCTCGCTCTCGTCCATCGTGAGATGGAATGGTCTACCGGCTTCGATTCTATTGAAGCTCGTAGAGCATACTGGGCAGTAGAATCTTGGTCAAAGATTCCGCTGGACATTGGAATTGACAGACTTGCGGCCGCACGCGAAACATTCCTGCGTGCGGAGGAGCAGTGCGCAGAGGCTAACATCCGCCTCTGTGACGGGCTTAACAAACCCGGCGTGCCGTATGACTCACTGAAGTATGCTAAGGATCTGATTCGTTCAATCCTCGGCCCCTTCAACTGGGACACAGCGCTACGTTTCTGCAGCTTCGGTCCCGGGGCAACGTATTCGTTGCCCCGCCGGAAAGCGAACCACTCTAACAAATGGACCGCTAACGACGTCACAGCACGTTGTCTTCCGCTCTGTATTGCCCTCCAGCAGTTTAATAACAGCTGGAACCCGGCGCCCTCATATGAGGTGGTTCCGGGGAACAGAGTAACAACCGTTCCCAAGAATGCGAAAACGGATCGTACAATTGCCA